CCCCGACCCGACAGTGACCCGTCAGTTTTTGCTCGCCTGGACGACGGACGACCTGATCTTCCACGGATACAGCGTGTGGTACTGCACTGCCAGGAACTATGAGGGACGGCCATCGTCGTTCATGCGTTTGCCTGCATCGGGTGTTTCGTTCCCAGATCAGCCGGGCACAGTGCTGACCGGCATGCCCCGCGAAATTATCTATCAGGGGCAGAATCTCGACCCCCGAAATTGCATCGTGTTCCTGTCACCGATTCAAGGCCTGTTGTCAATGGGCTGGCGAGCAATTGAAATTGCACATCGCCTGGACGATGCAGCAATGCGATTCGCTACAAACGAAATCACAGCTGGTTACCTGCAACAGACCGACAACAGCGAACCACTTGACGGTGACGAACTTGCAGAACTTGCGTCGGCATGGCAGCAGGCTCGCAAAGTGTCGGCGGTCGGCGCATTGAACAGCAGTGTGAAATGGGTTGAATTCCAATCCGACCCGTCAAAGCTGCAATTAGTCGAGGCTCGCCAGCATGCAATGTTGTCGCTGGCCGATGTCGCAAACATCCCGCCATTTTTGGTTGGTGCCCCGACGAACAATTCGATGACCTACACGAACGCGCAGGATTCTCAATGGTTGCTGTACAAGTACGCATGCGCCCCATACATTTCTGCCATCAGTGAGCGTCTTTCAATGGACGATGTGTTGCCGCGCGGAAGGTTCTGTCGTTTGGATGTCTCCGAATTTGTCGACCAGGCAGAACAGGCAGAACAAATGACGAACGCACCATCACGACCTGAATCATCACCACAAGAGGAAATGCAATGAACCTTGAAATCGCCGCAAAGCTGCATGCAGTGAACGCTGCCGGCGCAGACGGCCAGCCCCAACGCACAGTCGAGGGTGTCGCAGTTGAATACAACACCGACGCAGTCGTCAGCGATGGCACCCTGGTGCGTTTCTTGCCAGGCTCGCTACCCGTTGATGGCGCAGCTCCGAAATTCATTCGTGATCATGACCTATCGCAACCATTGGGAATTGTGACTGAACGCGTTGACACATCCGAAGGGATGTTGTTTTCCGCGCGCATCAGCGAGACCCGTGCCGGCGATGAAGCTCTCATCCTTGCTGCCGATGGCGTTTTAGACGCTGTGTCAGTAGGGGTTGAACCCGTTGACTATTCATTCGACAAAAAGTCGGGTGCAATGGTCATCAAAAAAGCTCGATGGCGTGAACTGTCATTGCTTGCATTCGGGGCGTTCCCCGGTGCGCGCGTTGCATCAGTTTCAGCTGCCGAACCTGAACCCGAAACCACAGAACCCGAAACAGAAGGAACCACAGTGGAAATCACCAACACCCCAGCCGAAGCAGCACCAGCTGTTGAAGCGTCCATCCCTACTCAGCCAATTTTCGCTGCACCCCGTCGCGAACAGCGTTTGCCATCCATGTCTGAATACATCGCTAGCTATGTTGCTGGTGGCGATTCGTTCATGACAATGAACAACGCAATCCGCGCCGCCGCTGGCGACCAAATTGTTTCTAATGTGCCTGGCATCATCCCGACACCAATCGTGTCCCCCGTTTTCGACGGACTTGTGGCCTTGCGACCTGTCGTCGAATTGTTCGGTGCTCGCACAATGCCACGCGCAGGTGCAACATTCATTCGTCCATACATCGACACTCACCTGAGCGTCGCGCAGCAGTCAACACAGCTCACAGCAGTGTCCGCAACCACACAAGTCATTGAAGACAAGGTCGTCAGCAAGCTCACATTCTCGGGGCAGCAGACGCTTGCAGAACAGGTCATCGATTGGAGTGACCCCGCTGCAATTGACATCGTGGTGCAAGATTTTGTGTCGCAATACGCTGACGCAACGGACAACTACGCAGCTGATCAGTTGCTCGCAGGTGTTACCCAGGCATCAGCAGCGAATGTTGATTTCACCGACCCTGACGCAGTTGTCGCAGCCATTTACGCAGGCGCAAAGACCATTGCATCGTCGTCCAATGTTTTCCCTGACGCGATTGCTGTGTCAATGGATGTGTGGCAGCAGCTCGGCAGTCTTTACGACACAACAGGTCGACCACTTTTCAGCACACTCAATCCAACCAACGCACCAGGCACAATGAACGCTGTGGGCACGGTCGGAAACATCCTCGGGTTGCGTTTGGTCGCGGACAAGAATTTCGCCGCGAAGACCTGCATTCTTGCAGTTGCTAATCCACGCTCGAAGGCAGGTTTCGAGGTGTATGAAGACCAGCGCGGTTTGATTTCCGTCGAGGTTCCATCCACGCTCGGACGCACCCTTGCGATTCGCGGTTACTTTGCGACGACCACAATCGACGCAACAAAGACCTACAAGATCACACAGGCCTAGTCGGTAGTTAGGTAGGGGGTCTGCACATGGCGACATTCACAGTCACGCATCGTCAACGCATCAGCAATGTGTGCGTAGTGCAGACCCTCACACCTACCCAGGTAGCAGTCGGCGGTTCAGTCGTCGTTGCAAATGTCCACGCCAATTTTGACGGCACATTCACAGTCATTTCGACTGAGCCTTACCTGTTCGTAGATGTTGACGAATACGGCGACCTGGTATTCGATTACCAGATCCCCGTCGAGAACCAAATTTTCTATGAGCACAACGGCGACGACCTCACCCGTGAGGCATGCGACGGAACTGTCACATACAGCCCCGTTTGCACCTGGGTGTCAGTGCAGGATTGTTTGGATTGGTTGGGGGTCTCCCCAGCAAGCGCAAACGACACTGCATTCGTGACCGACTGTGTTGCAGCTGGAAATGCTGTCGCGTATCGCCGGCGAAAGGCCGCAGGCTATTTCGATTCTTTGACGACCTCGCCAGGTGGCGATGTTTCACTGGGAACCGTCATGTATGCGGCAGCGTTGTATCGCGAACGCGGTTCGATGGATTCGTTTCAATCGTTCAATGAATTTGGCACAGCTCCCGTTGGGGGTTCAATGGGTCAAATTCTCCGACTGTGGGGATGCAACCGTCCCCAAATTGCCTGATGGGTTTGCTCAACGATGCGACCGGTCTGCTGGTCGACATCCTCGAAGACGCGAACCTAGTTGTCACCACGGACAGCCGAAACGCGCGTCCTGGCGTGATCATCATTGACCCGCCAACCGTGCGGGTCATCAATGTGAACCTGTACGAATTGCAATACCCAGTGACCGCATTGCTTGCGCCACCAGGGAATTCTGATGCAGTGCAGGCGTTGCTGCAATTAGCAGACGACATCATCCTGGCAGTACCCCAGGTGGACGGCGGACGACCTGTGTCGTACGCAGTCGGTGGGCAAGAATTGCCCGGGTACGAAATAACCGTTCAAATGACCGTTACAAGGTAGGAAAAAAAATGGCAGTAGCAAATGTGGTGACTGGCAAGTCCATCACCCTCACAATCAATTCGGTGGCATTCACCGATCAGTGCGTCAGCTCAATGTTGACCCCATCGGAAAACCCCATCACTGGCGTGACCTTTTCAGGCGCGTACGCAGCAAAGGGAATTCCGACCTGGACACTTGAAGCCGAAATCATGGCCGACTGGGGTGCTACCAGCTCGATTTGTGAATCACTGTGGACAGCAGCCGAAACAGGTTCGAATGTCACTTTCACAATGGTGGCTGTCACTGGCGCATCGTTCACCGGTTCAGTCGTTCCTGTGTTCCCATCAGTCGGTGGTTCAGCTGACGCTGCACAAACCATTTCGCTGTCGTTCCCTGTGAACGGCACCATCACCGAAACATTTAGCTAGGTAGGTCGACCGTGGTTGAAATGACATACACGGTCGACTGGGGGGAAGGCGAAAAGTCTGCTACCAGTAACGGCTGGACAATTATTCAGTGGGAACGGAAAACCAAACAAAAGTTTTCAACCGTTCAGCAAAACGGCATCGGTCTCGAAGACATGTACATTCTCGCGTGGATTGCACTACGCGATGCGGGACATGTCGTTCCTGACTTTGACAAGTTTGCAAAATCCATTGTGTCGTTCGGCGGTGAGGCCGCCGGCGATCAAAACCCTACGGACGGGGCAGCTGGGGCAGACGCGTAGCGGAAGTGTCGGTCATTACCGGCATCGCCCCTAGCGAACTACTAGCTGACCCCGTGATGTTTCTAACGATTCTTGATGTGCTGAAAGAGCAAAACAAAAAATGACGACCGTTCAAATGCTTGAAGTTTCAGGGCTCAAAGAGGCACTGAAAACAATCAACAGCCTGGACAAAAAGGTTCGTCGTCAGCTCACAAAAGATTTCGAGCAGGCAGCGGAACCAATGTTGCAGGCTATGAAGTCGGCAATTCCTGCCGCGCCACCACTGTCGGGTTTTGCGAATAAGTCGCGAACCCAGTGGAAAAAGAATGAAACAAAAAACATCAAACTGAAACTGGACACACGACGCGCGCGCAATCGCAACCTGGCAAAAGGTGCACAGTATGAATCGCTGGGTGTCGTCAAAATTCGCACGATGTCACCAGGGCTCGCCATTCTTGACATGGCCGGCAAAAAAGGTTCGGACACCGATCGGGGTGAAGCAATGGTGCGCGCACTGACCAACCGTTTTGGTGACGCATCCCGTTTTATGTGGCCAGCTGCCGAAGACAAACGGCAGGAAGTTGAAATGAATTTGGAACCTGTCATCAAAAAGGTTCAGGCCGAAATGACGCGATTACTGGGAGAAAACTAACTATGGCAATCATCATTCCCCTGGTGTCGCAATTCGACAATTCAGGCGTAAAAGGCGCAATCAAAGAATTTCAGTCGCTTGAAGGCGCAGGGGCAAAAGCAAATTTCGCACTGAAAAAGGCAGCACTACCAGCGGCAGCTGCAATTGGTGCCCTGGGTGTGGCGGCATTCGATGCAGCAAAAGGTGCGATGGAAGACGCGGCCGCACAGGAATTGCTCGCGAAGGCAATCGGCAAAAACACCAACGCAACCGACAAACAAATCGCAGCCAATGAAGACTGGATTTCTCAGCAAGGCAAATTGCTGGGTGTCGCGGACGATGATTTGCGTCCGGCCTTGTCCAAATTGGTCGCACAGACTGGGTCACTCACTGAGGCACAAAAGGGTGCAGCCCTGGCAATGGACATCGCTGCCGCCACAGGCAAACCCTTGTCAGCAGTCACGGATGCAATGGCTAAGGCGTACGGCGGCAACACTGCCGCACTAGCAAAGCTCGACCCGAAACTGAAAGGCCTGATCAAAGGCGGCCTGGATGCCGAAGGCGCAATGTCAGTGCTGGCAGACACATTCGGGGGTGCTGCAACCACTAAGGCAAACACAGCACAGGGACAGTTTCAGCGTTTGCAGCTGCAACTATCCGAAACAAAAGAAACCATCGGTGCCGCACTACTGCCAATCATCGAAAAGGTTCTGCCAGTGCTCACCCGAATGGGGAACTGGGCATCCGAAAACACCGGTGTATTCCTGGCAGTCGGCGCAGCCATCGCCGGCATCGCTGGCGCGGTTCTGCTCATCAATGGCGCAATAGCAGCCTGGACAGCAATCACGACCGCTG